CCACCATCTGTTCCAAGAATTTGCAGGGGTGTCGGGGTGCCTCGACGCCCTATTCCCTGCCCGAATTACAAGGTCGATCTCAGTCTTCTTCATGGGCATGATTGTCTCCTGTTTTCAGATTGGCTACGTCGTGCATCCACATGTAGAAACTCCAGAAGCGGTGGGCTGGCCCTTTCCCTCTCCAATCATGTGTAACGAACGGTGGGGTGAGCGCGCTTGTTACGCGCAGTTTCCATACGTTCCATTCACCTGTAAATAACTTCGGTTCAGGTCCGGCATCGAGGAGCGCGACGGTGAAAGCGGGCTCGTCTGACGGGTGAATGTCTGCACAACCCGGAAAAGTTGATAGCGCGGTGTTGATGGCGACGAGTGTTTTTGCTGATAGCGCGGTGTTGTTGCTCATGGTTGCATCCTAACATGATGTGTATAGAAAGCCCACTGTGTTTACATGCATGTAAGGTTGTGGGGGTGAAGTGAGCACGTTTCGCGGACATTGACGCCATTGATGAAAGTAAATTTGGACATTGAAACCCTTGCATGTGTTTGTTTGGCAAGGAGAAAATCTTGAATGTCCTCAATGTCCAATGTCTCAGAGGTGAGGTTGAATATGGGCAGAGGGGTGATTGGGTGCGGGGGTCAAAACGCATTGACCCGCTCAAGCGCAATTCCTTATGAGACTTCACTTCTAGGACATTGGACATTGAGGACATTGAAAAATAATTATATAAATAATAAGTACTTAACCCTTGTTGAATGTCCTTTTCAATGTCCGCGAAAAGTTCAATGTCCAAATTCCTGCCGACTGCGCGCCCCGACACCCTTTCATGTGCTTTGGCAGCCCACGTGTGTATTGACAGCCCACATGTACGCGCTTTTATCATCAGTTCTCCAGACAGCATGTTTTGAAATCTCCTGTTTGGAAATCGCATGATCACGTGATCCCATGGTTTGAGGGTGAAAGGGTGCGGTTTCTCGCACGTGCACACAAAAGAAAAGGCCGAGCCCCGAAAGACTCGGCCTGTTGAGACACTCACGAATAGAACCAATCATCGAACCATTCGCGCCACGTTACGGGCTCATCGAATGCGAGACCCTTACACGCGTGTAAGCTACGCATTGATTTCAATCCCGTGCTTATTGCAAAGCTCCGCAAGTTCCTTACGGAAAGCGATCACGTTCTTCGCGTTGGTCTGAACCCGGAAGATAGAAGCGATCGAGTTCTTGATCGCGGTCGCCGGGTGGACTTTCTTATTGCTGCTACCAGACTTCTTGGACTTCAGGTCTGCAACGTATGCATCGACGATGGCCTTGTAATCATCGCCTTTCGGCAGACGACGTGCGAGACCGAACAGCGCAACACGTGTAAGGGTTACGTCCTTGTGTTTCGTCTTCCAGTGATCCAGCGCTTCGGGAAGGTAGAACTGGACAGCGTAAACGAACGCTTTCCATTCAGACTTGCGAACGGCTTCGCTCCCGGTACCCTTCCACGGCGCGTCGGCCGCGATTGCGTCGGCGACATTGGCTGCGGTCTCTTCGCTGCATTCGTCGCCGAACGTGTTCCATACGCGTTCTGCAACCAGCTTGCTTTCCTCGACCACCGTGTTGGTAATCGCCTTATCGAACTTGCGTACTGCGGTGATGATGCTCTTGATGTTCTGCATGATGTTCTCCTTTACATGCGTGTAAAACTTCTAGGTACGGGCTGCGTGCTCCTCGCACCCTCTCACTATACGTCGCGGTGGATACGTCACAGGCGTGAAGGGGTCGGGGGGTACCGGGCCATGGGGGGTGGGGGGGCTGGCATCGTATTTATGTAGTTCACACATGAAACTCCAAATTTTTGGTAGTAGGCGTTTACGGCCCACTAAAAAATTCTTGACTCGGGGACATGCGTGGGCTATAAAGGCCCCACACCCTTAAACCCCAACACGGGATCACAGCCAACTGGAGAGAACAGTGGAACATGACAACAGCCTCGACCGACAAGACTTCATCGACCCGCCAGCCATCGACGATGCCCCAGACGCCGTGGTCGAGCATGACGCTACCGATACCATTCCGGTTCGTCCCGGTACAGAACCCGGAGAAGACGCCACCCTTTCTGTGGTGGAAGGAACACACGGAGATGCTTCAGAAGATCTACAAATTAGAGGGTTGGAGGGCCAGATCTCTTCGACGCCGCGCCCGGCTCGTTCTGTTGCCGGAAAGGTTTCTGTTGTAGGGAAGGTAATGGATCACCGGACGTCCCGACAGATTCGCAAAGACAGGAACTCGGGCCGATGACAGTTGCAGAACCTGAAGACCGGTACGGTCGGATCATGCCAGTAAAAGACGATACCTACGTCGGACAACCGGTGGTCGGATACGTGATCCGGATGGAGGACGGGTTCTTCGCGATTACGGCCCGCGACGAGTGCGTGAAGTACAAGTCGAAAAGCGAGGCCGTCGAAGCTGTCGAGAAGAAGTGGCTGGAGAGAAAATAATGGCCCCTGTCACATCGGCTTCAGATCGGATGTTTCAGGACCGGGTTAGTGTACCGTCGTTCCGATTCACTTCCGACGAGAGTCGGTGGGAAGATGAGATTTTCCCATGCTTGCTGATGCGACACGGGCCGCCCCCAAGAGGGGTGAAGTTCTACGGCACGCAAGGTCGGATTTACTTCAGCGACAGAGCCTCGCGCTTGTGGGTAGGAGACATCATCGCAGATTGCCAACTGGCGATTCAGGGCACTGGGTTTATGAGTCACTGTACCGACATTTCGAGGGAGAGGAAGGCTCGACAGATTAAGAACCGGTTCATAGAGTGGTTGAGAGATGAAAGTACAACTGAGAATAAAGGTGCCGCAGACTGAAGAGCAGGCAGACTTGGTGGAGGGCACACTCCCCATGTACGCCGACTGCGTCAAGTTCGTTGCACAGTTCATGCTCTTCCGCTCTGAGATGGGTGACATGACGAGCAACGAGGTGTTCAAAGAGTTCGAGAACAACGTCACTGCGATACTTATCGGTGACGATGTTGACACAACCATGCCCAACTAGGGCTTAACCAAAGAGGTAACAAACCATGTTTACACTACGATTCATCAAGCACGGCGGTCGCGGACACAAGGCTTTCACTGCGGCGTCTTACGAGGTCGATATTCAGGACAACTTCGTCGAGGTGGCGATGACGACGGGCTCGGAAGTGGTTTACGAGCAGATCGGTCCGACGCAGCCGTACGACGTCGCCTACGTGACGAACGTGTCGGGCCGGACGGTCGACAAGATCACGGTCTGAGGCAAGAACGATGGCGTGGCTGCAGGATTTACTGACTCGGTTTGCGGACCTGTTCAAGTGGTGGTTTGTTCTACAGCCATGGGAGCAGGCGCTGCGAGTGCGGGCGGGCAGGTACGTCAAGAAATTCGAGGGGGGCATCCATTTTCGGGTGCCCTACCTCGATGCGATTTTCAAGCAAAACATCCGGCTGCGGATAAGTGACATTCCGCAGCAGACGATAACGAACGCAAGCAACGAGACGCTGACCATTGCGGGTGCGCTGCGGTACCGGGTAGAGGACGTGACACCGCTGTACACGCATCTGCATATGGCCGAGAACACGCTCGCGCAGACAGTACAGTCTCTCGTTGCCGACTACATCGCCACCCACAAAGCGGACAAGTGCGACCCCCACACGGTTCAGGTGGTGATCAACGATGAGATACGGGGGAGGTTTCAGGAGTACGGACTTGCAGAGTGCCAGTTCCTCCTGACGGACTATGCGCGGGTGCGTACTTACCGGTTCATCATGGGAGACATGTTGAAATGGAACGAACACTCACTCCAGACAGACAAAGAGGACGACATATGACGACTCCAAGGGTATCAGTTCAGGACTACGTTCCGGGAGAGGATGCGATCATCCAAGACCCGACGGACACACACGAGCACGTAAGCAAAGAGGCAATGGATGAACTCGCGAAGCTGCTGACGCTTTGCGAGGAGTTGGCCCAGATGGGCGAGGCGTATGTCGACTTCGACATATTCTACGAGAAGCGGGGAGCGTTCCTCGATCGCCTGCAGTCTGGTGACGTGTGGAAATGGCTTAACGAAATGCGGATGTACGGGCGCTGCCCGTTCCCGCGATACGAGGTGGTTGATGATGCCGAGGAAGAAACTGGACAACGTGAGGGTGCACCTTATCCTGCCGCGTAGGCGGTACGAGATCGTGCAGCAGCTATCGGAGAAATCGGGTTACTCGATCTCCGAACTGATGCGTCGTGCGCTCGATGAATATCTGTCGAAAGGGAGCAAAGATGCCTAGAGTTCGGTACGTAATTATGGTACCTGTGGAAATCAAAGACGAAGTGATTTCGGACAACGAGCCCACAATTACCGGATGGGGGCGCGAGCACGCGAAGACGTACAAAAGCGTTTCCTCGATGCACCCGAGACAGAATAACCGAGAGTACGAACCGGTACTCATCGAAGCGGTCAAGCTGGACGACGATGACCATGCCATTGTTGACATGGAAGACCTCGTTGCTCCGGGCTTGTCAGTGGCATAAAAAAGCCCCTCCGAAGAGGGGCAACAGGCGACAGACGACGGCCTAAGATATGGATTCGAGAATAGACCCGATGCGGGGTGTTGTAAACCCGGAATCACTGGTGGATGCACTGCGAAAACTGAAAGCCGGTGACTCGGAAGCAAAAAGTTACATTCGCGGTTCTTTACAAGTGTTGGAACGACGCCCACCGAACAAATTCGTCGTGCCGATGTTGCGCAAGGCGCTGGAGAAATACACATGATCAACGTGCAAAAATACCGGGAAGAGTATAACGACCTGATGAAGAAAGTTCGGTCGTTGGGCCAGCCTGAGTCGACCGGTGGAATGACTGGGTGGCCGGGACAGTTCCTGTATGCGGCTGTGCGCACCCTCAAACCCCAAAGCGGTCTGGAGGTCGGAACTCGTAACGGTATGTCTGCAGCTATTGCGGCGGGTGCCATGCAGAAGAATGGTGTTGGGAAGTTGCTGACGCTCGACATTGTGAACGTCCTGAATTACGAAGCACGCCCGACTTCGCACGACTGTGTTTTCACGATGAATCCGAAAGAGATTCAGGACGCGATCGGCATTGAGCCCGGAACAACGACGTTCCTGAAACAGCGGTCGACCGACTTCATGGGCGAAGCGTTGTGGGCGGGGATGAAATACGACTACATACTGCTCGACGGCTCCCACAACGAAGACGAGGTCTACGCAGAGATCGGGTTCGCTTGCGAACTTGTGACAAGGAACGGGATCATTATTTTCGACGATGTGTATCCGGAAAACTCTCCCTTGCCGCAGCACAAACATGTAATCCGGGGACCGTGGGCTGCTCTTGAGCGGCGCAAGAAAGAGGGCTTCATTCCGAACTACACGATCCCTAACCCGAACACGACGGTCGCTTACATCCTCGGAGCAGAGCTATGCTGAGCGTTGTTTGCTGGAAGTGGAAGCCCTACACCGACTTCGGACATCAGAAGTTCACGGCTGAGCACGTCAACACGCTCGCCAGCATGGTGGCCCGCCACTACCAGAAGCCTCACGAGGTTGTCTGCATCACCGACGACCCGGAAGGCATCGACCCCCGAGTCCGGACTGTCCCGCTGTGGGATCATCACCGCCACGTGCCGAACCCGATGGGCTACGGCTATCCTCGGTGCTACTCCCGGCTATACGCGTTCAGTGAGGAGTTCAAGGACATCATTCCGAACCGGTTCGTGTCCGTCGACCTTGATTGTGTGATCGTCGACGACATGACACCGGTTTGGGATGTTGACGATGACGCGAAGTTTTGGATGCACGCGTTACGAACACCGATGTACAACGGCTCAATGTGGCTCCACAAGCCGGGCACCCGCCCGCAGGTTTGGACTGACTTCGACCCCGACACCAGCCCGGAGCTGGCTCGCTCCAATAACTGTCGCGGCTCCGACCAAGGGTGGTTCAGCTACATCATCCCCGGCGAGGCAACATGGGGGTTTGAGGACGGTGTGTACAACTGGGACACGCATGTGCGGAATCGGGGCTACCGCTTGCCTGCAGATGCGCGTATTGTATTCTTCTGCGGGCAAATGAACCCGTGGGACGAAGAAGCTCAACTCCGAGCAGGATGGATACGTGACCACTACCGATGACAGACAGACATCTCCGGACCCGACTCCGGACTACGATGCGGCTACCCTGAAGTTCGTCACCCCGCCGACTATCGGCGACTTCATGCTGGACAACTCATTCATCCGGTTCATCATGGGGCCAGTAGGTTCGGGCAAGTCAGCGGGCTGCTTTATGGAGCTTCTCAGACGCGCCAGACTGCAGGCCCCGGACCGGCAGGGTATACGCCGCACCCGCATGGCGATCATTCGTAACACGCTTCAGCAGCTCCGTCAGACCTGCTTGGCTGACATCAAGTTGTGGCTGGACCCGATCCTGACCTACCGCGTCACCGACGCCACGATTCAGGTCAGGTTCCCGCTGCCGGATGGCACGAAAGTCGAGAGCGACTGGATGCTCATCCCCCTCGACACCCCCCAAGACCAGCAGCGCCTGCTTTCGCTTAACCTGACAGGTGCATGGATTTCCGAGTTTCGAGAGATTGACCCATCGCTGATCGCCGCCCTGTCTGGCCGTCTTGGCCGATTCCCTTCCAAGGCTATCGCCAAGCCGACGTGGTTCGGGATTGTCGGCGAGTCCAACCCCCCGGACGAAGACTCGGAGTGGTACAACCTTCTGGAAGTCGAGCGCCCTGCGAAATGGTCGTTTTTCAAGCAGCCGGGCGGGCTAGAGCCGAACGCAGAAAACGTCGAGAACCTGCCGGATGATTACTACGAAACGCTGGCCGAAGGTCACTCAGAGGACTGGATCAATATCCACGTACACGCGAATTACGGCAAGTCGCTTTCCGGGCAGGCAGTGTTTCGTGCGTCGTTCAGACCGGACTTCCATATCGTTGACGAGGACGAACTGGTCGTTAACGAAAACTCTCCGGTCATGATCGGTCAGGACTTCGGACGCACCCCCGCCTCCCTGATCGGCCAGATCGATCCTCGCGGCCGACTGGTCATTTTTGACGAGGTCACTTCCGAGGACATGGGCATTGAGCAGTTCGCCACTACGCTGCTCAGATCGATTCTTTACGAGAAGTACGCGTTCAACCGAATCTTCATGGTTGCTGACCCCAAAGGCCGGGACAAGTCGCAGACAAACGAGGACTCACCCTTCGACGTTCTGAAGCGGCTCGGGTTCGACGTCTACCCGGCACCCACGAACAACATCGACCCGCGCATCCGCGCCGTTGAGCAACTACTCCTGCATCAGGTCGATGGCGGTCCGCAACTCATCATCAGCTCTCGCTGCGAGACGCTCATTGCCGCCATGAAATTCTGGTACAGGTATCGCAGGAAGCAGACCGGTGTGCTGGAGGACAAGCCAGAGAAGACTCACCCATGGTCGGACGTTGCCGACTGCCTGCAGTACATGGCTATGTCGACAAACGCCAACTATCTCGGTAAGGTCATGAACAAGATGCAACCGAGAGTCCGCAAAGCACCGCCGTCTCGGCGAGCGTGGACTTAGTTCCCCTGAATCACCACACCCTTGGCGTCATTGCTATGAATTTCGATCTGTACGTTAAAGCCGGGGCCTATGCCCGCTCCATCCTTGCCGGTGTTCTTCGGACCTTTCTCCGCAAGTACCGTCAACTGCTTGACGACGTCGATAATGGTACCCGACGACGCGGCCGGGGAAACCATAAGACGGTGGAGAATTGGGAGCGATTCTTCCAGAAGCACTTCAGCCTTTTTCGTGATCCGTTTACCAGCGTTCATATCCCCCGCAAACGCTAGGGTCGCCTCCTTCATCATCGCGACGAAGGTCGGGTTTTCGCGGAGCCGGAGCCACTGGTTCTCGCTGATCTCGTACTTTTTCCGGACGCCCTCGGGTGTAGAGAGGCCAGCAGCCAGCTCCATGCATATGAGGGGGGACAGGTGTTCTAGGTCTAGTTCTGTCTCAGGGATTGCAACGTCTGTCGTCATTGGGCATACTCCAGTTGACACAGATGTAGGATAACCTCAAACTTCCGCCATGGCTACTTCTACGCAGGCACTTCCTATCTACAACCAGCCCCAAGTCGACACGGGGCGGGGGCAGGGACTTATTCGCGTCCTCTCCAATGCTGACCTCGACGAGCAGGAGCGGGTACAGCGGGAGGCCGAGTCCAGCGCCGAGGAGATGCAGGAGCGGGCCTACGAAGATGCCCTTGCATCCTATATCCGGAACCGGATGACCGACATGCGGAACTTCCGCAACTCGACCGGTATATCCGAACGCCTTCTGCACGCCCTGCGCACCTACAAAGGCGAATACAGCGCCGACATGCTTCAGGACATACGTCAGTTTGGCGGCTCCGAAGTTTATGCCAGAGTCACGGCAACCAAGTGTCGCGCCGCAACCGCCCTGCTTCGGGACGTGTATCTTGGCGCGGAGCGTCCGTGGGATATCGACCCCACTCCACACCCCTCCACGCCTGCCGACATCGACGCTGAGATTCAGCGGCTTGTGAACATCGAGGTTTCCACGATGCTGCAGAGCGGCGTCAAAGTCGACCCGCAGATGATCGAGGACCGCGTCAAAAGCCTTCGCAAAGCCGCCGAGCGAGCCGCGAAGAAAGTTGCCATTACCGAGGCCGACCGCTCCGCAGAACGCCTCGATGACATCCTTACCGAGGGCGGGTTCTACCAAGCCTTCGCCGAATTCCTTATCGACCTCCCCATCTTCCCGTACGCCGTCATCAAAGGTCCGGTAGTCCGCAAGAAAGAGCAGACGAAGTGGATCGACGGCCAGCCGATGCGGGAGTCGGTACCGAAAATGTATTTCGACCGTGTCAGCCCGTTCGACCTGTACTGGTCGCCCGGTGCCTCGCACGTGCGTCAGGCCGACTTCGTCGAGCGTATCCAGCTTAGCCGGGCCGAGCTTTCTCAGTGCAAGGGCCTGCCGGGCTATAACGAGGCAGCCATTGACGAAGTGCTGGAGCGATCCTACATGGACGGCCTGCACGAGTGGTGGGATACCATCGACACTGAGCGGGCTCAGATGGAGGATCGTGAACGGTGGGCACGTCAGTCATCGAGCCTGATCGACACCGCTGAGTTTACCGGATACGTGTCGGGCCGACTGCTTCTTGACTGGGGCATGGACCCCTCCAAGGTGCCTGACCCCAACGCTGAGTATTTTGTTACCGCATGGATGATCGACCGCTGGGTTATCAAGGCCCAGATCAACCGTACGACGAACAACCGCCCGCCGTACTACATCTCATCGTTCGAGAAGGTACCCGGCGCGATGATCGGCCAAGGGTTGCCGGACTTGCTGGAAGACGTCCAGACCGTATGCAACGCTGCGGCCCGGTCGCTGGTTAACAACGCCAGCATCGCATCCGGACCGCAGGTAATCGTCAACGACGAGGTCATTGATCCCAGCGACGACGACGAATTGTACCCATGGAAGCGATGGCACGTTAGCTACGACCCTGCCCTCACCAGCAGCGGTCAGCAGCCGGTATCGTTCTTCCAGCCTAACATGAATGCTCAGGAACTGATGGGCATCTACGAAAAGTGGAACATGATGGGCGATGAAATTTCCGCGATCCCCCGCTACATGACCGGCAACGAGAAGGTCGGCGGTGCGGGTCGTACTGCGTCTGGCTTGGCGATGCTTATGGGCAATGCCTCCAAGACGCTACAGAATGTTGCAGCTTCGGTTGACCGTGACGTCATCGACCCGCTCTTGAAAGAGCTGTTCGACATGGTGATGCTCACTCAGCCGGGCGTGTTCAAAGGCGATGAACTGATCGTCGTCAAGGGAGTGAATCACGCCGTCAAGCGAGAACAGGATCGGATGCGCCAGTTGGAGTTCCTCCAGCTCACGGCCAATCCGATAGACATGGCAATCGTCGGACCGGAAGGACGCGCAAACGTACTCCGCTCCGTCGCCCAGAACCTCGGTCTGGAGCACGAACGCGTGCTTCCAGATGACGAGGAGATTCGTGCCAATCTAGCCATGCAGCAGGCACAGGCCGCACAGCAGCAGCAACCGGGTGCGGTACCGCCTGAACAAGGAGGTGATCCTAATCAGACCCCCGGACCGAGGGAGCAACGGGCCGGGCCGGAAGCTGCGAGAGAGGAAGTGGAAGGAGATTTCACTGGCCCGACTGGTCGTCCCGGAATGAGAGCTGGAGGTTAAAATGAAACACAAGTACGGCAATGCCGCACAG